AGGTCTGACGAAGTACCTAATCTAATTTTATCGTTATCACCTATATATAATCCATCAACACCTAATGCTCCTGTAACTGTTGCTCCAGTACTTGTAGTTTCAAACTTCTTAACGTTGTCGTATCTTAATTCAACAGAACCATCATGCGTAAACTTTGCACTTTCCTCACCTGATTTAGCTTGAATAATTATATTTCCACCAACATCAGAAGCAACATTATTTCTAAAAACTAAATCTCCTGTATTATTATCAATAACAGAATTAGTACCTGAATGGTAGATTTGTAAATCTGACCCTGTACCAAACAGAGCTTTTACGTTGTCGTTATGTACGTTACTACCAGTAAATGTGTTACCAGTAACAACAGCAAAGTTACCTGTAGCTGTTACACCATCTACCCAAGCACTACCAGTATAAACCTTAAGTGAGTCTGATGTAGTGTTAAAGAACAAGTCTCCAACATCTAAACTTGTGTCAGGGTTGGTTGAACCTATACGATATTGATTAGCAAAATTGTTAACGTTAGTTAAATTAGAAGCAACAGTATTAACATTAGTTATAGAGCCACCAACATTGTTAACGTTAGTTATAGAGCCACCAACTGTATTTACGTTAGCTATTGACCCTGCAACTGTGTTTACGTTAGCTATTGATCCAGCAGTTGTGTTTACATTGCCGATTGAACCAGCAGTAGTATTAACGTTAGCTACATTAGTAGCCACAGTATCCATGTTATTAACAACACTGGTTACTGCAAGTGTGTTCATGTCTGCTACAACGTCAGCAGTACCTAATGTATTTAAATCAGATACAACATCTGCTGTACCTAAAGTATTTAAGTCTGCTACTACATCAGCCGTACCAAGTATTGACATATCTTCTACAGCTGCTGCTGTACCAAGTCTGCCTATTTCTGTTGCTTTACCAGCTACAGTTGTAACCTCTGTCGCTTTAGGTACTAATCTGTGGAATGTATAAGTATTTAGAGTAGTAGTTGTTTCTACAAGTAATCCAAAGCCAGCACTATAAGTTGTGCTATTTTCAGCTCCATTAATAGTTACAGTAGAGTTTCCTACAGTACCGTTAGAAATACTAATAACTCCACTGCCACTTGAGGTGTGGTTAGAAGCTAAAGTACCAATACTAACAATAGTTCCTGTTCCGTTATTTACGTCAGGGTTAGTTGTAGGAAAACTTGTCTCATTAGCTATCGGTACAAAACCACCAACATCATCAACAAGGTCAATTATCCTGTCGTTTATAGCTGCGGTTGTAGCAATAGTTGTATCGTTGTCTGGAAAAGTATCACCATCTTTAATAGTGTCTCCAGTACTTACGTTAAAAAATCTAGCGTCTGCGGCTGCTGTAGTTAAGAAAGATGTATCGTTAGATGCTGCTGCTGCTTGCTCACTAGCTGTAACAACAGTTGCACCGTTTAACTTATCAGATGTTATAGATCCAGCAGCATAATGCTCGTTATCTAAAGCTCCAGCAGCTATGTGCTCAGAGTTTACAACATCATCTTGTATATTATCTCCATCAATACAGTCGTTAGCTAAATGGACATGATCTACTGATCCGTCTACATAGTGCTCAGAGTCTATCTGGTTGTCTGCTATTAACGCATTTGTTATTTGGTCAGCAGCTATATGTGCTGTATCAATAGATCCATCTACATAATGTTCTGAGTTAATAGAATCATTAGCTATATTGTCTCCGTCTACTGCATCATTAGCTAAGTGTACATGATCTACAGAACCATCTACATAGTGTTCTGAATCAACTGCATTATCTGCTAGTTTAGCTGAAGTAACTGCATCAGGAGCTAGTTTAGCTGTAGTTACGTTTTCGTTTGCAATGTGCTCAGTATCTATAGAGAGACCTACATAATGCTCGGAGTTTATAACGTCGTCTTGTATATTATCACCATCTATAATGTCATTTTGTAAATGAACATGTTGAATAGAGTTATCCACATATTGATCTGTGCTGACTGAGTTTGCTGACATGTGTTCTAAATCTATAGAACCATCAACATAATGCTCAGAATCAACAGCATTATCAGCTATTTTTGCATTTGTAATAGCATCAGCTTGTATATCTTCTGTTTCAACAGGACGAGTTTGTAACTCGTGTATAGCCATTAACGATTGTTCTACGTTAGCATTTAGGTCTATAGCACGAATAGAAGAACCGGCTGCAAACACAGCTTTAGGATCTTCATTACCATCTGTTTTACCAACAGTGGTTTCTCTATATACTCTAACACGTACACCAGTTTTAGGTGCTCCAGAACTCTCTTGTACAGAGCTGTCTACACTGGTATTGTTAAAGTCTATATGAGTAGGGTTGCTGACATTGTCAACAGTATATTTAGTTGTCGCTTGTGTTACTCCGTTAAGAGAAACTTTTACATCTTCAGTTTGTATGACTGGGAAGGTGTACGTAAATTCCAGATCGGAACCATTAGGTGCACCTCCACCATTGTCGGTAAATGTTGCCATTTTAATTTAATTTAATTGTTTGGCGGTGGGTTATTTAGGGATGTTTAATAATCTGTCTATAGATTCATTTCTTGCTTGATTTTTTCTAATAGCTCTATCCCTATCTTTTTTAATAAGCTCTATTGCTCTAGGATCTTGTCTAACCTTAGCCCAAGCTTTTTTCTTTGCTTTGTCAAATAGTTTTGCTATTCGTGTATTATGTACATAAGATCTAGGGTCTATATCCCTTTGACCAGTTCTTCTATGATATTCCATTAAAGCTACTGATCTTCCAATACCTTCATCTTCAGCTAGTTTATCTAATTCAACAAGTAGTCTTTGATTTCCAATAGCTTGTTGAAATAAAGATCTAAGTACTGGGCTGTCAGTTAGGTTTGTACCATCTGGAGCATAGTATGTTGAAGTTCTTAAATCATAACCACTATTAAATAACAACTGTTTACCGGGAGAATAATCCATATTCATTTGAACAGGAGATATAGCATTAAACATTCTTGTTATAAAATCGTGATCCTTAATAGGAGCACCAGTTAACATGTCATATTTAATAGGTAAAGGATTACTTGCCATAGCTTCAGATATTAAGTTTCTATTTCTAATAGAACTACCAATATCAGAACCTAACTCTCTTGTGTAAGGGGTAAAGATTTTACCTAATTCGTTTCTAAGTGAACTAAGAGGTACAGTGTTGTTTACTAAAGAAGCAGCAATTCTATTTAATTGTCCGGGTTTACCAGCAAATAAATCAACAAACTGTGTTAAACCAGCCATATACGATTTACTTGTAATACCTTGAGCTATAACTACAGCTAATTTTTGTAAATTATCTTCTGCCCACTCTTCACCCATTAATTCTTGGTGATCTCCAATGTCTCCTATAATTGCAAGTATTTGGTTAAATGGTTCAAAGGAATCATAACTTACCCAAGCATCACCTATTTTTATTGATCTTGGTTTCCAACCAGCATCCATCCAGACTTGTCTTTTAGTTCTATCAGCAGGACCATTACCATGTAAGCCTCCGTTTAAAAACTTTTGACCAGCCATAAATATAATACCAGAACCCATAGCTAATCTACCATATTGAAGTGCTTTAGCATTAGCTAAATCTTCAGCAGTTTCTATTCCATACTTAGCTACTTTTGATAAGTCATCAGGTTTTGCAAAGTTTATAACATTCCATTCTTCAACTAAAAAGTTAAATCCTGGGGTATGCTTTGCTGTCAAATTCAAGCCGTTAACACCTGTCTTAGCAAATAAGAAGAAAGGTTTAGCCCATGGTGTACTTTCAAAGATAGTGTTTAATCCTTTAGCAAAGCCATCTAACTCTTGAGTAAGAGTAGCTTCTTTCTTAGCATTAAGAACGTACTTATCAGTTAAGTTGCCATCTCTATCAAAGACACTATCAACTAACTTATTCTCTGCTTTAGCAATAGCTTCAGGAGTAACATCTTTATAGTTACCATCACCTAGCTCACCCATTACATCTCTAAAAGCTTTAGATCTTAAACGTCCTCTACCTAGTATGTAACCAAAAGCATCGTCAGTTGCTGCCATTACTTTTGTGGAGTAGGTAAGAAATCTATTGTCATTCATAGCCTTAGCAACATTTCCTAAATAAAAAGCAGCTTTATCTCCCTTAGTTCCTTCTTTTTCAGTAAGGTATTTTAAAGCTTCCCAGTTGTCGTCTGGATTAAGAGTTCTTTCAGCAAAACGAGTTCTAACGTTTGCTATGTCTCCTGACCAATAAGCACCTAAATTTCTTTTAAATAATTCAAATGATTCTGGAATTGCTTGGATCATACCATTAGCATCAGCTAAGGCTTCTCTATATGCCTGACCATTACCAGTCATTGCTGCACCTAATGCTTGAGACATTGGTCTCATAAATGATGCACTAGATGTACCCATAACTGCTCTAACTGATGTTTTAGGTCCAGATAAAACACTGTTAACTAAAACCATTTGTAGTTCTTTTATAAGTAAACCACTACGTTTTTTTCCATTTAATTCACCACCACGCATTTTTTTACGTAGGAATGCCATTAAATCTTCAACATTATTAGCATCGTCAGCCATAGAAATATAGTGTCTGATACCTGTAAGAAGTTCGTCGTTTCCTTCGCCAGCCAATTTTGTAGCTAGTTGAAGAGCTTTGATATCTTCCATAGCTGCTTTATCTACAGCGTCAAGTAATTGTTTTTTAGTTCCTATTCCAGTACTTTGAAGTTTTTTTAAATCTTGACCAGCAATCATTTTACTCATTCTAGTCATTTTAGTTACAGCTAGTAACTGCTCAACTAAGTTTTGAGTAGGACCACCAACACCATTAACATCAAGTATCTGTTCTAACTCACGACTCATAATACCAGTATCTCTTAATCTTCTAAGAAGATCTCCAGCAACCATATCTAAAGCCTTAACAAAACCCTGATCGACATATTGAATTTCTTCGCCACTTCTAAGTTTTTTAGGTTGCATAGCACCAACAGTGTCATACACTGGTTGCATAAATTCTTCAACAGTTAATTCAGTAGCTTCTCTTCCTCTAATCATTTGGTCAACAAGTAGAAGATTGTCGTTGTAATAATCTTGTGGTGATCTGCCAGCTTTTCTGTATGCAGCAATATCAGCTTTAATCTTTGGACTGTTTTCTAAAGCTTTTGCATAATCCTCCATTTGTTTCCAACTTAAATCAGCAGATTCCATTGCATTGACTATTCCAGTCTTTGTAAGTAATCCTCCAGAAGAACCCTTATCAGCTCCCCATTCGTTTCTCATTTTTTGTTGAGTAATAAGAACGTCATCTACATTTTCTACTGAAGTAGCGTTGCCAGTATGAGTTTCTCTAAGTTCATTTTTATAAGGACTGTAGGTAGCTGCTCCATCATCAACTTGTTTTCTAAGCTCAGCTAGTCTTTCAACTAACTCTGCTTGATCTTCTCCTTCAGGAGCCCATTCATTATATTTTTTTCGTTGAGCTTCAAATACTTTTTCAGCGTTATCACGATCTAGTTCAGCACTTGCTAAAGCTTTTTTTGAAGCATTACCTTTACGCAGTTTTAAATTTTCTATAGCATCATCAAGATCAGCCTTGGCTGTATCATATGCAGTTTGATTTGGGTTAGCTCCAAGTTTCTTTTCAATACTTGCTATTTCATCTGTAACTTTTTTAGAACCAACTAATTCTGCTTTACCTTGTTCTACTTCTTGTAACTTTCTACTACTTTCAAAAGCATTTTTTACACTTCCTTTCGTGCCTTTAGCAGCTACAAGAAAACTTTCTATTACAGTGTCAGATACAACACCTAATCCCATACCTTCCACAATGTTTTTAAATGTTTTCATCATTGGATGGTCATGGTCTTTAGTAGCCAATGCCATATCAAATTGTGGATAGTGTTCTTTTAAAACACCTAAAGCATTATCGTCTTGTGAGTATCGAGAAAGTGCATCAACTTTCATACCTTTTAATGCACCAACTCCTACCTTTTCAAGAGGAGTTCTTGCAAGTTTTCCTGCTTTGTCAAATTTAGGAACAGTACTGACTAACTTAGGAACAATTTTTCCTGCTAATCCTGTGCCTCCTATCTTTGCACCTATAGCTTTACCAACACCAAATCCGGGGACTGGTACAGCAGCTAACGTTCCAAAGTGTGTCAGTCCTCTAAGAAGACCACCCCACCATGTTTTAGTTTCTATTGGGTTGTCATCATCAACAAAGAAGTCATCCCATTCAGGTTTGTACCCTTCTTCTGTTTTTGACTCTCTTCCCATTTCACCTGTAGCAAAGTCAATAACTCGTTCAGGTAATGTGATTAATGAAGATGCAGTATCCTGTATTCCTCCTCCTATTGCAGAAAATACTTCTTTAGTATATTCACCGGCTCCCCAGTTTTCTTTATTTCTGGTGTCGTCGATTTCTGCATTTCTTTGGTTTAGATCAGCTTGTGCTTGATTCTGTTCCGCAACCCTAGTTGCTTCTGTTTGTTGTCTATACTCTGTTAACTGTTGTCGTTGTTTTGCAACTTGTGCAGCTTCTTCATCAGATATAGTATTTTCCGATTGATAATCGAGTGATTCTAATTCGTCCATTGGGTACCGTAGTAATTATCTAGCCTACGTTTGGTGCTGCCTTAGCTACACACCCTCCCGTAAGTTAGTGTTTTGTTTCCATGCTGGAATGTAATCGTTTTTCTTTTTATTTTGAAATATTTCTAATTCTTTCTTTGCTATTTCATGCTTTACAGGGTTAGGTTTATAAAGTAAGTAACGAAGTACATTAGGTGGTATGTTTTCTAATGCTTTAGTGTCAACTGTTGGAGCTTCAAACCCATATAATCCAGCCTGTGCAGAAGCAAGTTCTTTAGGAAAAATATTATTGTCGTGAGCAAGACCAGAGTAGTAAGTAGGTACTGGACCTTTACCACCACTTAATGTCCATGCTTTTAACTCTTCTAATTCAGCATTAGGAACGTCTAGTTTAGTTGTTCTCCAATTACCGCTTGCTGGTTTAATTTGTAGTTGAGCATTATTTAAAGCTTTTATTCTGCCTTCATCACTGTCAACATAAGTACGTTTGACATTAGCAGTTCTCCAAGTATCGTTACCTAATTGACTTATTAACTGTTGTTCAGCTAGATTTAAAGCATCTGATGGACTTTTTGTAAGGGTTAATTGATAATTATATTCTCTAACAAATAGTGCATTTGAATTTCTAAGTAAAGTATCAAATTCTAAAGTTGTTGTCTGTCCATCACCTAATACTAAATCAAGTGTTTCTGCAACTCTGTTCCTTACATACTTAACTTGACCAGTTCCTAAATCAGCCACTGAAGCAATTTGCGCTTGGTTATTTTCTACAGTGTTAGATCGCCAATCATTTATAATTTTAGGACTAGCTTTTACTGTCTGTAACATAAGCGGCGTTACTTTACCACCGTTTGTTGCGGCATAGCGTTCTAGATCTCGTTGTGTATCCTCATCATCTCTCCAACCATAAATAATATTATAACCCTCGTCTGGAATAGATACTCCCGGGAAATCGTCATTTAACTTTCTAATAAAAGCAGCTCTTGTTTCAACAGTAGGATTCTCAATAGTTTTGAATGCTTCAATTCTAGAAAGTATTGCAGCATCTTCTTCGCCTTTTGTTTCTTCTCTACGTGTTGCATCAGCTTCAATTAAACGACCTTCTAAATCTCTCCACTCTTTAAAGATAGTCATGTCCTCAGTCTTCTTTGTACCTCTATGAAGTATTCCATGTTGGACTGTGGCAAGTGCTTGGTGTAGTGGAATGTCCCCTTTTAATACAGCATCATAAAGCACATCTGCATAAGCTCTTCTAGTTAATTCAAGACTGCCTCCATTGTTGTGGAGATTTCTCTTTACCCATTGCTCTGAGACAGCTCTACCTCCAGCAGGGTCTGCTTTAATATTTTCTACTAAATCAAGTCTTTCGTTAGTTTCTTCTAATTCTTTAGCTCTTGTGTCAAACTCTTTATTTCTAGTCTGTTGATCTGCTAGATCTACTCTGTCAATTTCTTTTTTAATTGTAGCTTGTAAAAGTACTGGACTAGCCCATGAAAATCTTGAAACAAATTGTGCTCTTATCTTTCCATCTAAACCATCGGCTTCAGCATCATTAGCTGGTGGGCGCATTCCTTCTCCATAACCAACTTTCTCACCATCAATAGTTACAAAAGCTGAGTTTCTTGAAGCTCTTTTAAATTCAGTATAATTACCAGCTTCTCTAAGAAGCATAGCTTTTTTATAAGAATGTAACTCCCAGCCAGACATGTCACGGATTTCTTTTCCTAAAACAAATCTTCCTGTTTCTTGTTCAACTTCACTACCAATTCTTGATAACTCAATATCTTGGACTTTCATATTCTCTTCTTCATTGAAGAGCATATTTAATTGTTCATAGTTGTAAGGAGAGTTGACTGCTGCAATGGCTCCTCTAGCCATGTCTTCTTCTTTTCTTTTTTCATAAAGTTCATTAGCAAAACCTTCGACTGACTTAGAAAATTGACCTAAAGACTTAAAAAGGTTAGCAGTGTTGTCTACCTCAGCTTGGTCATTTTTTCTAAGTGCATCAAAGTACTCAGCTTCTGATCTTTCTATTCGAGCATTATCACGTTCCTGCTCCGGCATCACATCAACCTGTTCTACAGGATCAAACGTTCCGCCTTGGAAACTATATGAGTCTGTCATTAGTAACTGCCTCCTCCGGGTTTCTTACCTCCGGGTGCTTTATTAGCGTAATGGGCTCCTGCTGCATCAAATCCGGCACCAGCTAATCCGAGGAATAGTGAAGCACCTACGTTCTGCATTACAGGTGGTGGTGGTGCAAGATCTGGTGTTGGAGAAATTGCTACTTGTCCAAATAACTGATTTTGTTTAGACCTAAGTTTTCTAGCTATGCCTGCATTATGGTCAAAGTAAGCATACTTACTTAAAGTTAACGCTCTAGATCTTTGAGCATTAGCCATACCTAACTCAGCTAAGTTAGCACTAATCTGTCTTCTGACTGTAGCTCCTCTTATTCCACGTTCTGCGGCAGAAGCTTCTATAGCACCTTCAGCTTTAAGCACTGATTTAAAATCTTCTTGATGGTCAAGCATTGCTTTAGCACGTATATTATTTAAACTGGTTTGAGATTGGGAGTACGCTCGTTGAGCAGCCATATTAGCTTCACTCAAATTAGTTTTAAACTGAACTATCTTAGTTTGATAACCAGATCTTTCACGCATCCATCTATTTTCTCTGACTTTGAGTCTATACTCGTAGTCTCTTCTTTTAGCTTTGTTTGCGGCACTGGCTTGCATTGCGCCACCAATGGCACTTACGGCTCCAGATCCGAAACTAGCTGCTGCTGGACTGCACATATTCGTACAAATTCTATAAAGGATAAATTGTTTGGTCCGTAGGGAAATTTCCTAAGAAATTTAAAACCTAAAAACCTAAGTAACTTAATATGGACTTTGTTTCTTTCGTCAACAAAATTCCACAGTAACTTGTCTTGTCTCGACCTAACATAACGTTTTGCTTCACGAGCAAAGGTGTGAGGAAATTTTAAAATAGCTGGGGTACATAGCATCCAGATCTGTCCACCTGTGTAGACGCCTGCAATGCCACATATCTCATTATCTGGGTTAGTAAAATAAACTGACTCAGAGTTATGTACTCCGACAACCAGAGCATTTAAAGGGTCATGTCCATGACCTTCTACAACTTCCCGATAATCGTCGGGTAACAAATTAGAAGCTACACGAAGTGCAGCCTCTGTTGTTGCTGGATGGATATGTTTACTCATTTAATGTGTGTTGTAATTTATCTATGGTATCTTGCATCCAAGATTCCCAAGGATTACCTAGGGGTAGTTTCATACCTTTATACATGCGGTTCTTTTTTAACCATTGCATGTATAGACGTACTTCTTTTTCGGTAAGGGTGAGGTCAAACACGTTGATAAAATTTAGTATTGTAAGCTCCTTCCCATGTCAGGTTGTGAATGGTAGCTGGAGCTGGGTGAGTTGATTTAATTGTTAAAGCTACGTTTGTATTGGCATCATAAATAGGCACTTCTCTTAGTATATTATCATCGACTGTTGATGAAGCATTAGCTGCATACTGGTCAGCACCTGTTAATTCAAATAGTTCTGTATATGCAATTCTACCTGTTCTGTTTAATGTTGTTTCATATAAACCTACTGGACCAAATCCTAACTTAGCTCTGTGTAAAACAAGGCTAGATCTAGTATCAGCTCTAAAGTTTTCACCTTCTCTAGTTACATAGTAAATAGTAGGTAAGTCAACTTGCATAGTAAACTGATGACCAATCAAAAATGTTTGACTAGACCAATTACCATCTATTTCTAAGTTACTACCATTGATAGTTATTAATCCATATCTACCTAATTCAGTACCAGAGTCAACATCATAAGCTGCTAATTGACTTGTACTTTCTATACCAGTTGGTTTAGGAAATGTTGTCTTCTTAGTTGTAGCATTGTAAGTATTGGATGCTGTTGTTACTGACATCAAGTGATCTAAATGTACTCTATTTTCTGCAATAGCAAGAGTATTAGAATCCATTTTTATCGCATATTTAAGTAACTGATCTTTACTATTATTACGAACAACTACATATAAATTATCATCTTGCATACAGTGGTATTGAATTGTTCCAGTCAATGTCCATCTAAACCAAGCTGCTAATTTTCTTTCTCTAATATTGTCAAAGTATCTGTAACCATACAAAGTAGATGTTCCTTCTTCACTAAAAAAGATTACAGAGTTTTCTCTAGAGTTAGATATAAGTTTTAAATCTTTTTCAAATAATCTAGAAACGACTGCACTTTGTTCAATTACTTCTGGTTCACCTTCTCTTTGTACCTGTGCCATCTCAAAAAATCTTGAGAACTTACCAGCATTATCTAAGAAGCCGATTGTAGTACCAAGAGAGATAGGGTTAGTTGCAAAGTTAAAGTTGTAAGTAGAAAGAGCATTAATTTTAGCGGTAGTAGGGCTGAATACATCACTGTCTGTAGTGAGCATAAATTGTTGGTTTTTAGAAAATAATAGTAAACCTGTGTTTATTTGTATCCCATCAAATAGTATTGCTGGATATTCTGAACTAGCTGCTATGTCTATAGGATCACTAGCTATAAGTTGTATAGCTGACTTAGCAAAGAAGTTAGTAAAGTCTCCGGGACGTGACATAACTATATTTTCATCAGCAAGTATTGCAAATCTGTTTCTAAAAAACAACATCTTACTAATGGTCTTACCGATGAAAGAAGGCTCAGGGTTAGTAACATCATCACCAACTAATGCATCATCCCACTGAGGAACTGCTGGTTGTGTCACTCCACCAATACTATATGTAGATCCATCAAGCTCAGATAATCTAAAGTTACCGTCAGCAGTTCTTATAAGAAGTACTGGCATCTTAGATCTTTTTAGTCTGATGGTCCTACCCGGCTTAGCACACTCTTCCCATGTACCCTCACCATCTTTATCATTATTACCAAAAAATTTAACGTAATGATTATCTTCTTCAGCAACACTATTAACAACCTCTACAACCATCCCGTGCTTGCACTGAGACGGTAAATCACCTACATCATTAACTTTACTAGCAACGACGTTTAACAGCTCTCCTACGGGCGTAGAAGCGTTAAAGGCAGAGCTTCGTTTTATATGTAATCCTGTACCAATAGTTGTTATGTCTGAGTTAGAAAAACTTCCACCAGCTACTAAAGCTGTTCTAATATCTCCAAGAATACTTTCAGCAGTAATAGTAGTTTCTGTGTCAAATGGTGTAGGGTTAGGTCTAACTAAACCAAGGTTTGCTTGTACTATAGATTCACTGGTTGCTTCGATAGTTACTTTGTAATAAGCATCTTTCATAAATACATAAAAGTAATCACCTGTTAACCAACCTTCTCCACCATGTAGTAAATCATGTGTCGTAGTATATCTAGCTTGATACGTAACATTGCTTCCAGAACCAAAAGGCACTGATTGACCAGTTGTAGCTATACGAAAATATAAATTATTTCTACCGGTTTGACTACCTTGGTTAGCAGCATTAAATATATTAACTGTGTAACTGTAATTAGTATCTGTTTTAGTATTTTGAGTCGTATCTCCACCAGCAGCACCCTCATCAACGAGAGTTGTACCAGTGCTAATACTAAAAATATTTGTTCCTACATTAGGTGCAAATGAATCTCTACCGTCTCCAGCACCCTGATCGCATCTTGCATTATTAGAGTCACCTCTAGTTGCATGGGATCTCATATTACCATTAGAATCACAGTAATTATTACTGGAGTTAACTAAAGTTACTCTGATACGTGTAGCTGTAGTAACTGTTGAAGTGTTTGTGTTGTCAAAAACATTTAACGAATACTGTTTTGCATAAGATATTTTTTTTAATTCTACAAAAATTTCTTTGCCAAAATTTCCGAGAGGTTCTGTAGTAGTATCCATTTCAGTAGTAATGGATCTGTTGTTAAGATAAGTAAAATCATTAAGAGTTAGTGTTTGTATATCTTCGTCACCTGTGTGGGTTAGATATGTGTTGTTTCCTATTGCATTAACTACAGTTTTTTCAGCTCCAGTCAAACAGTCCCACATTCTAACAACACCATCACGTGCTATCTGTCCTATGTACTGTTCATTCTCATCACGATAGTAATGAAACCATCTGCCGTTAGTTGTGGAATTATTTGAACCATCAGATAAAGATGCCACAAACTTTCCAGCCGGTCTTTTTGTTAGTCCTTGGGATACGTCAGGAAAGGCATTAACCATATCTTTTACCTGACCGGGAATTTTGTATTCGTCAGGTTGTTGTGAAATACCTGAGCTTAAATTTGGAATAGTTTGTGTAATGTTTGCCATTATCTAATAAGTGCCTTGTAAGGTTGATAAGATCTATAATTACTTTCATGCGGAAAGCCAAAGAAAGTATGGTCTCCCTGTTCACAATCGTACTCTAATGCAGTTGCTTT